CCCGATACTGCTCGGCGAGCCTCCCCGGGTTCTTGTAGTACGGCATCGCGTAGGCGATCAGCATGGGAGCGCCTCCGCGGGGGCCGGCGCAATGACCGGCGCGGACCACACCGATTCCAGTGGCCGGCAAGGAAACACGGTTAGGGCTGTGCGGCGCGTGCAGTTGATCACTTCGACAGCGGCGGCGCGGAGCGGGTCGACGAGCGTCGCAAACCGCTGGAGACAGACCGGGAAAGGCGGCTTAGAGGAATCGGGGTGGGCACCGAAGAAGTGATCGCCTTTCCCGTCGCCGCGCATGTCATAGCCGAGCAGCACGATCCGCACGGCGCCGAGATGCACCGCCAGGTTGATCGCCTGATACCCTGAGTTCCTGCCCGCCCGCAGGCCGGACGGATCGCGCTCGAGTCCTGTGTCCCCGGTCTTCCGCAGCACGGTCACGCCCCGATACCGCTTGGCTGCTGGGTCGATCGAGAACTTCAGGCCCGCGAAGTCGCGCGCGCCCTTGTGCCAATGCCAATACCAGAACTTGGCATCGCAGGCGTACATCACCTCGGCCCACGGGGCGACCCGAAACGCGTCGTTGACCGCGATGACACGCGCGCGGCCGCGGCAGAAGTCCACGTCCGCCTGGGTGAGCGAGGGGCCGGTCCCGATACAGACAACCGTGCTGCCAGGCCACAGCTTTGGAACGGTCGGGAGCGGGCGGGACGAGGAGGCCTTTACCATTTCTCGCCCTTGGGGCCGAGCTGGGTGAGATCACGCCCGGGTGGCCCTTGGGGTCCCGCTTTCCCATCGGTGCCCGGCTTGCCGTCCCGGCCGCGCTTCGCGACCAACTGCCAGGGCCGAGGGCTCGGCCCGGTCTCGCTTGGCCGGTCGGTCGTCGCCACCTTCGCCACCCACAGCGACCCGGCGTCAGTGACCAGGTCGCCCGGCTGGTAGGTCACCCCAGACTCCCACACGCCCTTGTAGATCGTCAGTGGGAGCACGTAGGACCGCTGTACAACCCGCTCGCCTCGCGTCCACCGGAGCGTGAGGGTCTTCGTGTCGATGTCGAGCATCGGCACGAACTCGTCGAACCCGAGCCCGTCCTGGCCGTCCACGCCGTCCCGCCCGTTCACGCCGTCCCGGCCATCGAGCCCACTGTCGCCAGGGAGGCCCGGCAGGCCGTCCCGCCCATCACGCCCGGGCTTACCTTCCGGTCCGGGCGGCCCCGGCGGTCCGGGCGGCCCCGCTTGGCCCGGCAGCGGTGTGCCCCCCGACGGGTCCGGGGACGCGGCAGCCATCGTCTCCAGCATCGACAGCCGCGCGGCCACGGCCCGCTGTTTGGCTTCGAGGCCGGACAGCTGTGTCGCCATGAGCGCGGCGTATTCGCGCAGCACGGGGCTGAGGCCTTCGACGAGGGCGGTGAGTTCGCGTTTCGTCATACCTCGAGCACTCCCAAAGCCAGCAACGCCGCTTCGTCGTCTTGTTCCGCGGCCCGGGCCTCGTCGCGCAGCGCCTGCAGGTGGTCAGGGGGCGCGAGCACGGACGACCAAACCCAGCCGATCCCCGTTTCCGCCGCGGTCCCGCGAACGAGCACGCGGCTGCTCGCCTGCGCCAGCAGCGTCCCCGTCACCGACCGGCCCACGAGCCCGCGCGGCATTGCGCGGGCCATCCCGGTGGCGATGACCGTGCCCGTCCGGGTCGGGGCCCACAGTCCCACGGGTGGCGTGACGGCCTGGCCGGAGGCGCCCGCTGGCCCGATCGCCGCGCGCGCCGCGACCCCGACCGCGTCCACCTCGACCGGTTCGCTGATGGTCGCGGTGATCGTGCCGACGCGCGCGCGCGCCGCGACGCCACGGACCTTGACGGTGACGGAGATGGGCCAGGTCGGCCGCGGCCACCACGTCGGGGGCCCGACCGCCGACGGGACGCTCTCCCCGGCGATGCTGGCGATCGCAGGCGGGACGGTCCATGCCGCCGTTGCGGCTGCCGCGTCAGTCGTGACACTGCCGACCGCGGCGGTCGCGTCTGGAACCACCCAGGTGGCGACGGCGGCCACCGCTGGGGTCGACGTGCCAGAGGCGGCGGTGGCCGCCGGCACACCCCATGTCGCCGCGGCGGCCGTCGCCTCGGTTGTAACGCTCCCGACGGCCGCGGTCGCCGCAGGCACGCCCCAGGCAACCGCAACCGCGGTGGCCTGGCTCGACACGACGCTACTCGCCGTCGCATCGGGGACCGTCCAGGTGGCCTCCGCCGCGGACGCCTCGGTCGTCACCGCGCCAACGGATGCCGACGCGGCCGGCACCACCCAGGACACGGCACTAGCGGTCGCGGCGCTGGTGACGCTACCGGCACTCGCTGTCGCCGCCGGGACCGTCCAGGCGACGGAGACGGCCGTCGCGGCGGAGGTGACCGGCTGCGCCGTCGCTGTCGCGGCCGGGACCGTCCACGTCGCGGTCGCTGCAGACGCCACCGTCGTGACGGCCCCAACCGTGGCCGTCGCGGCGGGGACCGTCCACAGCACCGCGACGGCGACCGCAGCGGTCGTCTGGGTGGCGGTCTTCGCGAAGCGCCAGAAGAGGAGGCGGCTCATCGGCTACTGCTGCGTGTAGAACCAACCATTGGCCGGCATCGTGACTTCAATGTCCCCGGTGTTCGGCGTCTTCGGGGTGATCTCGACGCACACGAGCGGGATGGAATCTGAGTCGTCCGTGACGAACCGGTAAAAGACCATCCGGGACACTTCGCCGATCGCGGCGACCGTGGTGAACACCACCTTTGCGGCCGTGTTCGTATATTCGATGCGGTCCCGCACGTCGGATTTGGTCGGCCCGACACAGTCCGATACGACGACTTCGGCCGTTGGGTCGACGGACCCGATCCCGGTCATCACATCGGCGTCCTTGTCGGGTGCGCCAGATGCGGTCAGGACAAGACGTGCCCTGATGTCGGCCGGCGACCCAGTCCAGGTCGTTGTTCCGTCCTGCAATTCCTGCGCGCCGATGTTGAACACAAAGCCGGCCATAGGTCCTCTCCTGTCGGGGTTACCCGATCCGAATCAGCGCCGATGCCGCCTGAGGCGCCGGCAGCGTCACGTCGAAGTGGCCGTTGACACAACTGATGACGCCGCCGAAGTCCAGCACCGCCAGGGCGCGATTGCCCTTCGAACTGTTGTAGATGAGCGCCCCGGCCGCGGCGATCGTCGCGGCCGTCCAGCGCGGATCAGCCGTCCAATCGAGGTACCCGACGCTCCCGTCCAAGCCGGCGACGATGCCGGAGAGCACTTGCCCGCCGGCAACGTAGTCCCCGCTGTCGGGCACCTCGTGCTCCGAGGTGTAGACGGTCGTCGAGGGACCCAACCGCGCCCGGGCGGTGTAGAGCGCGATCTTGTAGGCGTCCCCAGGCTGATGCGGCGTCATCGCCAGGAGGTCGCGCTTGAAACTGTCACAGAAGGCTTGGGTGATCGGCATGGTCAGCTCGCCTCGACCGGTTCATCGATCACCCGGGCGATTTTGCCCTGCCGGTCCCGGATGATCCGTTTCTGCATCTTGGGCGGCACGCGAACGGCGCCGAGCAGGTCGCGCCGCAGAAGGGCGCCGACCTCCGCGATCACCTCGTCGCTCGACACGAGGTCCACCCGGCTGTCCTCAAGCGCCTTGAGACGAGGCGACCAATCGTCCGGGACGACTCCGTCGCGGCCGATCGCGCCGTCTTTGCCGGCAGGTCCCGGTGGCCCATCCTTCCCGTCGACTCCGTCGCGGCCGGGCGGCCCAATAGCTCCGATCGCGCCGTCCTGGCCGGCAGGTCCCGGTGGCCCATCCTTCCCGTCGACTCCGTCGCGGCCGGGCGCGCCGTCCTGGCCGGCAGGTCCCGGTGGCCCATCCTTCCCGTCGACTCCGTCGCGGCCGGGCACGCCGTCCTGGCCGGCAGGTCCCGGCACGCCGTCCAGCCCCTTCTGGCCGTCGCGGCCCTCTGGCCCAATCGGACCGGCTACAGCTGTGTGAGCTTCGAGCTCCACGATGCGCTTCACGAGCGGCGCCGTGGCGGCCTTGATCGCGAGCGCGACGACGTCGGCGAGTTGTGTCTCAATCGACATGGGCGCCTTCGATCATCTTGGCGAGCAGAGCGACGCTGAACTCGGCCACATCGACCGCCTTCTCAGGCGGCTTCGGCGATTCGTCTCGATCGGGTTCGTCTGCGTCGTCGGCGTCGGGTTCGTCCGGATCGGGAGGCTCAGGGACCGCGGGCGTCGGGGGCGCGGCCGCGGCAAGGTCCCGCCGGTTCAGCGCCTCGAGGCTGTAGTACTGCTGCTGCAGGTACGGCGTGGTGCCACCCGCCACAGGCCGCAGGTCGAACTTCGCACGGGCCTCGTTCACGGTCAGGACGCCCCCGCCAACCCCGTCCGTCGCCATCTTCATCTTGTTGGCGCCGTCCATCCGGATGAGATCCTCAAGGTCGAACTCGGTCCCATACGGCGCGGGCAGTTCCAACCCCTCATCAAGCGCGAGCTCGAGCGACTCGAAGTGAACCTGCAGGCACTGACTGTAGTACTGCTGGTTGAGGGGCTCGGCGTTCGCATACGTGGGCTGCGACCCGACGCCCACCATGTAGGCCGGCACATGGAAGGCCGTGCAGACGTCGAGGCCGGTCCACTTCAGCTGCTCGATCAGTTGGGCGTCGACGGCCTTGACGGTCATCGGTTCGTATTTCAGGCCGTCGCCCAGGACCGCCACCTTCCCGATGTTGTCGCCGCTGAAGTTCGTCTCCCAGTACAGCTTGAGCGCCTGCGCCGTGGTATCCGAGATGGCGCCCGGGGCAACCAGGATGCCGCCCGGCTGCGACCCTTGCGCGAAGAACTTCGTGCTGTTCGTCTGGATCTTGATGCCCTGATAGGCCGCCATGCCGCAGGCGTAGATCGGCGTCACGCCGATCAGCGGGTGGAAGAGCGGCGTCATCACGTCGTGGATCATCTCGCGTGCTGGCACGGTGACGGTCTCGCCCAGGCCAGCGAGGTTGTCCACGGCCAACTGGTAGAACACCGAACCATCCGGCGACACCAGGACCGTCACGCGCGTCGGGTCCAGGATGTGCAGGGCGACCACGACGCCGCGGGCATCGCGTCGCTTCAGCACGTAGGTGTTGCCGTGCAGGAGTTTGCTCGACATCCACCACTGGTAGAACTGGATCCTGTTCTGGAAATGATTCGGCTTGCGAATCACCGGAGAGAACGCCGTCGACGACGTTTCGCTCCAGATGCCGTCCTCGTCGAGCCGGACGAGCTTCGGGCGACATTTCGCGACGTCGGAGGCGATGAGTGTCACGCACCCGTAGAGCGCGCTATAGGTCAAGACCGTGTCCGCGCTCTGCTCAGCGCCGGTCTGCCACGCGCCGGTATAGGGCTCTCGGATGATCGGCCACCAGCCGCCGCGGCTTTGGTCGACGAGCTGCAGCTGCGGAGGGAGGGCCTTCGTGCGCTGGATCGTGAAGCCGAAGATCTGCATCAGGCCTCCGGCTCCAGATCGCGCCGACGGTAGCGGCGGCGCGTCGGCTTCTCGTCCGACGGCTCGGAGCTGTCCTCCGCCGTCTCCGCGGCGGCCTCCAGGACGCGCCTGACGGAACGCCGGTCGGGGCGCGCGGGCTCGGGTGTAGGTTCGGGGCGAGGAGCGGACGGCGGCGGCGCGACCATCCCGCGCGGCGCAAAGGCCGCCCGGCGGCGGTAGGTGAGGACCGCCGCGTCAATGGGCGTCGCGTCGAACCGCTCGCCCGCCCCCACGGAGCGATTGCCGTAGATCAGCGACTCATTGGCGATCAGGGCAATCATGCGCATGCGGCTCTCAGAAGAGTCGGGCGGCGCCAGGACGAGGTGGCCGGACACCGCCCGAGTGGCCGACCGACTACGCGGGAGACCCGCTCGAGTACGCCACGCCGTCGAGGTATGCGACGGCGGCCGCACGCCGCAGGGCCCAGTTGATGTACCGCTCCGCGCGCAGCGCGATGTTGTTGCTCTGGTACATCGACAGCACCGTGCCCACCTCGTTCTCCGGGTCGCTCTCCATCTCGATGGAAGCCTCACGGCTCGCGTCGATCGTCACCTGGCCATCGTCGGCCAGGAAGATGTCCGACGCATTCGCGAAGATGAGTAGGTCGCTCACCGGTGAGCCGGACGAGCAGTACTGCGACGCGATGACCGGGAAGC